TCGTTCGGATTTGTATCCATGGAAGAAGTAATATCTGAACCAGCTCTACCTGTTCCGGCATCATTTAAACTCATCACACCACCTGGTCCTTTATTAGGTCCGTCTTTTAAAGAGCCATGAAAATCTGCTTTAAGTATTAAATCTAATTCTGGTTTTGTAATGTATGCTAATTCTGTTTCTGGATGATCTTTTCCAGACTTCCAATGTTTAGGAACCGTAACCATCTTTTGTTTACCAAGATGATTTTCAGCTCCCGCTTGTAAAGGGACGTTAGTTATCCCACCATCATCTTTCTTAATTCTACTTCCATAGGTATCGGTCCAGTCTCTTGCGATTTCTGGTTCGTTAGCCCATAGGTATCTTCTTTGCTTTTCTGATTGGAAAGGCATTATTCTCCTCCGCTATCAATCATGTCGAGAGCAATAGTATAAATTTCCATTTGTTTGTCTTGAGAAAGATCATAAAAATCCATTCCATATTCTTCCTGTGCAAGGTCTTCAGCTAACATTTGAGCTTTCCAACCTCTTGCTCCACCACCTGCCATCTTCATAGTGTCTGTTTCTTGTAAAGTTTCAATTCCTTTAGGAGTATCAATTGTTTCTCTCATACTTAATTCTTCCATGTCACCACCGAATCTTGCACCCATTCTAGGCATAGGCATTTGTTGTTCCATGGGCTGTGGTCCGAGGCTCCCGATTCCTTGTTGTGTTTCTGGTCCTGGTCCTTGTCCTTCGTCAGCTTGCATTTGTTGTAGGATTTGTTTCCAGATTCCACTTTGAAAAAATTGTTCAAAGCTTTGAAATTGACCTTGTTGTTCAGGACCTAGAGCTTCCCATATCTGTCTAGCAATCATCTGTTCTTGTTGGTGCTGGGGAGAAGCTTGGGGACCTTCGTTCCCTGTATATTTAATAGAAGGAGCGTCTGTTTGTAATTGTTCTGAAATATTAATATCTGTTATAGCCATAATTATCCGTATGTTTAATGTTGAAAAGCAGGTATTTCTCCTGAGTTTATTATACTACTTTGTTTTTGCAAACAAATCAAGGGGTGGCATGATTACTCTGACATCTCTTCGCACATCCTCCTCTGGGATATTAGCCGCTTTTAAAGCTGCTTCATCCTTATATTTCTCCCCTGTTTTCTTGTTAGAAATAGTCGTAATTATTTCTTTGGGTGTTAGCATTACAGTTTGATCCATTATGTGGTTACCTCTTTTTTAATGTTTAGATAGCTAACTCCAAAATCAAAGGAGTCTGCGCTACCTGCTTTAATTGTAAGGGTTGTACCCCCTACTACTATTAACGGTTGGGTTAATAATTCTACTGTTGTATTTGCTGTTAAAGCTGCTGTTTTAATAGCTGTAAAAGCATTATTAGTAACGGTTACACTGGGAGTACCAGCTGATGTTACAAGAATAGATTTGATAACATAGGTTTCACTTACCAAAGGATTACCTGCACCAAAAGGATTAAGTGCCGTATCGGTAGTATCGTTATCTATTCCGACAAAGTCGTATTGGTTTACTACTGCCATTAATCTAAAAAGAAGCTTCTAGCTTCTATCTCCTGTTTTAATTCTTCTTGAAAAGTAGTGTTTAATTTTTCAAGTACTGCATCTAAATCTCTTACTAAAGAGTGTGCTACGTCTGCTTGATATTCATCGCTTGCTCTGGTTAATGATTGAACTATCTTTGCCATTACCTTCTTCCTCCTGCATGTACATCTAACCTAAAAGTTCCCATTTTCCAATTGGAATCTACTGCCGTATTCGATATCTTCACTGCAACTGATCGACCTCGTGCCCTGCACGATTGATAGTTAGTACTAGAAGTAATAGTAAAAGGACCTAGACTAGAACTTGCTGCAGTTTGATTAGGAAAATTTCTTAAATCTAATTCAACTATTGTATTTCCTGATTGAGTTATAAAATCAGGTAAGAATCTACTGACTCTCATCAGGAATTCTCCATCCCCTCTAAATGTAATTCCTTGTTTTTTATCTTGAGTAATATCAAAATCACCGGATAGAATATTAGCTGCAATAGCACTAGTAACCCCACCTTTAACTTGATTCACTCCTGTTTCATGTTCATAATAAAGTGAAGTCCCATCCGTGTTTCCTACGGTATCACAGGTATCCGTACCTGCATCATAAGAAGTTGCATGAGGTAAACCAAAAATAGCTGAATCTATCCAAGTACTTCTTGGAAAAGTTGAGCTGGCGTTCGTAAACCATATAGGTCTAGACGGACTTGAATCTAAATAACTATAGATTACGCATCTATTAACCACATTGGAATCGGATGTTGGATAAAACCACATCACTTCACCAAACAAGTTATTAATTCCACAATAGATAAATTGATTTGAAGTTGTGTTAAGATCATCATAAACATAATCTTCTACTAAACAGTCCATCGATTCTAGTTTACCAGTAAATCTAAAGAAGCCATTATCAGACATCCAGTACGCGGCACCATCAACTTCTACAGCTGCATTCTTTCCAATCAATCCACAGTTAGTTCCCACCTGTTCATAAGCAAAGGTGAAAGGAGTTCCTACAAATCTCATAGTAAATAATGATGTATCCGTCCAAACATAAATTGCATTTCTTCCAAGTTTAGCCCCCATGATCCGTGAGCCGGCAGCCAGTCTTTGTGTGCCAGCGCTATTGATTGCAGCAGGTGCCCAGTCAGTTATATCCTCTTGAGAAGAGAATCTAATAAACATATCGTCTTGGGATGTAGTATCTCCAATTGTGGTTTCTGTTCCTAATAAAACTAAGTGACGATCAGGAGTAGAGACTAACATATCTCTGGATGCAGTCGGTGCACCACTAATAATTGTGGCTCTTGTTGCTGCGGCATTAGGTAAATCTGAATCCCATTCAAATACAGCGCTATTAAAAATTAAAGCAAGTAAAGTAGAACCTAAATTGTCCAAGGACCATAAACCAGGTTCAGCAACTTTATCAGTTGTAGCCGCAGCTTGACCCCATGCAGCATAGTCACTATAATTAGTAACCGTTGCTCCGTCTGAGTGAGCAGCTCTTGTTGTTCCTCGAGCAGCTCTACTGATTCCTGTTAGATCACTTCCTGAAACTCCTGTGTAAGAAATTTCTTCTGTGCCTACTAAAATATAATTAGTACCTGTTGTTGGAAATCCTGTAACTGAATCTAAAGTAATACTGGTTCCTGATCCTCCGGTTCCATAAACATTGTCTCCTAAAGCTCCATCTAAAGTTGTTGTTTGAGGATTGGTTACCGTACCACCCCATTGAGATATACCATATCCATACACACCAACCTGTTCAGCTGGTCCTACTGGGTAATACCATTTAACTGAAAGGTCTCCATCAGTAGCCGTTGCACTTGCGTTGGAGCCCATAGTAATAGTAACTGAAGTAGCATCTACTACTTCAGTTATCATAAAACTTTTATCATCAAAATCAGAAGCAGAATAACCAGACCCTGTAGGAACGGTAACACTTTCAAGAAATAAAATATCTCCTGCTGTCATTCCTGATGTAGAAGATAAAGTAATTGTAAGAATAGCAGAGCCACTACTACAAGATAACTTATCAGTTAATGCTCCGAAGTCAGTTTTAATTGGATGTATATCATAATACACCCCTCCAGAATATGCATATAAAATTCTATTGGTTCCAATGATGGCATATTTAATACCTATCTTATTAACCATTTGATGAAGAGCTCGAGCCGAGCCTGTTAAAGATTTGTCTCCTAACTGAGACCATCCTCCTATTTTTTCAGGTGTACCATATCTAAATCGGACGTTTTCGCCACCCGTCCATTGTGCTTCAGCTCCTGTGGGGGTAATTTGTTTATTAAATCCTGGTAAAAAACCTATTTTTTGTAGCATATAAAAACCTATTTATTAACAGTTATATCAGATTGTGGGGAATTTCAATAGATTATTAAAGGAAGGGGAAACTGTGGTGGCATTTTCCCCCACCAGTCTTATTTTATAAACTATTTTTTAGGTAATGTAAAGCCTTTGTAATATGCTGGAAGTCCTAAGAAAGGACGTCCGTCAAATTTAGTATGCTTACCACCTTTAGCGGTATTATCTCTACCAGTTACAACTTTCTTTTTGGAATCTTGATTCCAATGTAAAAATACTTGACAATAAGATTCTCCAGTAAATGCTTCTCTCCAGTGTTCACATTCACACCCATGATACATAAGCATATCACCAGGTTTCATGTTTACTGAAATACCGGC